TTTGCTATAATGCTCTTTTTGCAGCATGTATGGTAGAAGCTACATATTTTATAAAAGATTTTCAAACACTACCTAACTGGGAAAGTAAATATAAAAACTCAATAGATGCATTACGTAATCAGTCTAGAAGAACAAGACAAGATGATATGCAATCAGCAACAAATCCTGCAGGAGGACCTAATCCAGTTATACAAGGAGCACCATAATGATTAATAGAACAAAAATAGAAAAACAAATTAAAAGAGCTAAAGGAGGTTCTTTTCCAGATGTAACAGGAGATGGAAAAGTAACTAAAAAAGATATTCTAGTTAAAAGAGGAGTATTAAAAAAACAAGGTGATAAATTTGTTGCTGCTCAATATGGTGGACAAATATCAAAATTACAAAGGAGTAAATAATGCAGATAAAAACTAAAACTTTAATAGTAGGAGCAAATGCTAGAACTATTAATCAATCTGTTGGTAAAGTAACAAGTGCTCATCCAACTGGACAAGGTTATGGTAAAGCTAGAAGAGGACCTCAAGTAACAGGTAAGATTGAAGCTCAAATAAAAGAAGAGTCTAGAGAATATACAAATAATGCCTAAAAAAATAAAAGGTAAAGGCATGAAAGGAATGACCATTAAAGGTGGTCATAAAAGACCTACTAAGTCAGGTGCAGGTCTTACAGCTAAAGGTGTAGCTAAATATAGAAGACAAAATCCTGGAAGTAAATTAAAAACTGCTGTTACTGAAAAAAATCCAAGAAGTAAAAGTAGAGCAGCAAGAAGAAAAAGTTTTTGTGCTAGGTCTGCAGGACAAATGAAGAAATTTCCTAAAGCAGCTAAAAACCCTAACTCAAGATTACGACAAGCAAGACGCAGATGGAGGTGCTAACTGTCATATTTAATAAGCAATATTCCCCATTTTAAATGTTGGGTAAGAAAAGAATTTACAAATAACCACATAGATTATCATGGCGAATATTTACATGGACTAGCGATAGCAGTCAATACAATACCAGATAGATGTTTAAGTTTTCAAGTAGTCTTTACTGGCATAGATGAAGAAGAAAATATACATGGAGGTGCAATGTGGGCAAGGATGCCAATAACAAGTTTAGTAGCAGACGAAGTTTTAGAAGAGATGCCAGAAAGAATGGATACACATTTAGCACAACCTTGGGACTGTTCCTCAAGAGGACATTCCATAATAGTAATGGATAGAATAAGTTCTAGCCCTTG